CATGGCGACGCGCTGCGCCAGGCTGACGTTACGAATGCCGTTATAGTTGCGCGTCTGTGATACAACGCCGCCCTGCACCGCGATATTGGCGATGTCCTGCACCGTGACCGACTCCTCCTTCTCGGTGCAGGCATTGACATAGACCACCGTGATCTCGTTGACCGTCTCGCCCCACGCCTGACGCTGGTAGTTCTCGGCGGATATCAGGGTCGCCGGACCGTATTGCGGCAAAGCCCCCCTGTCGTAGTCGGAGCGAACCAGCCGCAGTGCGAATTTTCCCGTTGCCGGATCGACGTAGAGGATGCCGCCGATGTGATTCAGAACGATCTGCAGGAAGTTTTCGATGGATTCCTGCTGATTCCACAGCATCGACAGGCCGAATGATTCACTCAAAAGGGTATTTGCCGCAGCCGTGAAAGACGTATTGTCAATTGACGAGGTGGGGTAGCCCATGCCCCACGCGGTATCGGTCAGGCACTGATAGATGATGTGGGCGGGATTCATCGTCGCGCCGCCGGCCTCGATATGTATCGACAACTCGTCCCAGATCACGGTGCCTGATCCAGTTACGTTTTCTGTCCTCCAGACAACTTTGGAAATTGGCGTTCGTTGACTGACAGTTACAGTGACGCTGCCATGCAAAACGGATGTATTAAGATTTACAAGGTTGCACTCGAATTGCTGTAACGCCGAGTCATATGCGAAATCGGCCTGATACCAGTCCCCAACAGTTACGGCCCCACTACCAAGCAAGTTGCCAGGCGCCCCGGGCTGGTCGACGAAATACAAACCGGGTCGTCTCAGCGCGTCGATAGCAGCCTCCCGGCCGGGCACGAAACTGAAGACGACGTTCTCGGATGAGTCCAACAAATCCAGCACACCGTAATCGTCCACGCCTGTCGATGTCACCTTGAATTTGACCGATACCAGGTTGAATTTTCCGTTGTTGACAATTCGCGATATCGCATCGACAGGGCTTGATACCGGAGCCACTCTCAGGGCATTCCCATAGCTGTCAGTGACAATACTGAACGCAGACAACGACCCGTGATAAACCGAATACGGGATCAATGAATCATTGAAACTCTCGCTGAAGATCGATTCGGAAATATCGTCGGTGCATCCGGCACTGATTACCGCAGCATCTGGATACCATGCCGTTCCACCACTCCACCCCCTGAGAATGCGGCTCACCTTGAACGCCCAGGGCTTGAGGTACGGGTTGTTAGCCGTCACCATTCCACCATTCCAGACGGCTGAAAGAATGCCTCTGAACGCAGGAATGGTTCCTCCTATCTTCGCCTGCAAGTAGCTGTTAACGCTCTGTCCGGACTCCCCCATGAGCACGCTAAGGTCGCCGACAACACCGCCCTCGCGCTTCTTTCCGCCGAACAAATCTGGCTTGTTGATTGCAATGGTTCCCGTTGCTGCCTGCAATCCGGACCACGCGACGCGCTCGCCGATCACGACCTTCTGCACTGAATCCACGGGGCCATGACATAGACCGAAGTGCAGGCCGAGGTAGTAGTGATAACCGACCGTTACCTTCTTTCCGCTACCCATGACCATCCTTTTCGGCGCGGGCAATCACACGTTCCACCATGGCGTTGTTGTGTTTGCGCAGGGTGTCGGCGGCGATGCCGTTTTTCAGGAAATCCGCCCAGTCCAGCCCGACGCGGGCAAACCACATTCGGAGACCACGATTGCAATAGCCTATATCGCGTGCGTGGCGGTGCGTGACCGTCATCATTTCTTGCCCCCCTTCTCCTTGATCGGCGTCGTTCTTAGGTCGCCGTACCACAGGACATTGGGACCTGTCAGCAGCATGGTCCCGAAGACGACAGGAATCGGCCGCCCCTGCTCGGCAACCGGGATGTCGAAGTCTTCCAGCGCGGCAGGTTTCGGCACGGGTGGCTTCGGGCGCAGCGCATAGCTGACGATAACCGATACCACGAGGAGGATTAGCTGTACCCAAAACATGACTTTTTCTCAGTAAAGCGCAACGCCGCCAAACGGGTTTTTTGTTGGAAAGAACGGCATCCCTCCGTAATTCAGGCTATTGCTGAATTTTCCTGCGCATGTTGAAAGCGTATGGTCGCACCCAGGGTAAATATCTACCGACGCCCCGGCTGTAATTCCAGGAATCGGGAAACTGACGACGAGCCCGCCGCCGGTTTGCGAATGAATTGCGCGCCGATGAATGACGCCGCTTTGCGTCCATTCTAGATAACCGCCTGCGTAATAGCCGTCCGCCACCCCGATGCTGCCGACCGTGATTGTCGTTCCGGAAACGGCGGAAACGGTTTTCGTCGCCTTATAGGTGGAGCGGGCCAGCCCGCATCCTGTTCCATAAACGACATGAGGACAGCTTTTCTGGTAGAGGCGGCGCAGGCCGACACGCTTGAGCGAGGTATAGACGCTCTCGCAATGGATGGCCGCCGAGGCATTATTCAGGGTCACGTTCAGGATGCGCCCCAGCCATAGGGTAATCGCCTCGCCGTCGCTGGCATGCAGGCGGCGCAGGGTGACGGATACGACGGTTTCCGGTGGCGCGAAGGCGAACAGATCGAGCACCGGCAGGTCACGGGCGCAGGTGATTTCCAGCGCCAGGCGGGCGGTTTCGCTGGTCGCCTCGACCGCGCCCCGCGAAATCGGCGCCGCGCTATAGGTGTTGCCGCCGTAGACGACATCACCGTCCGAGCTGGTGTAGCGGTAGGCAGCGACCCCGTTGAGGAATTCGTACAGCTCGACCGGTCGCCCGGACTGGGCTGCGGCTTCGGTGGCGGCATAGGTCATGGCACAGGAACCT